GCCCTTCGAGGGCACCCCGAGACGATTCACGGAGTCGTCTTTTGACATAGTCTTGCTTCACTCTACTCTGGAGGAACCCATTATGGGTCGCATACGGCGGCGAAACAACTTGACGTCAAGTACCAAGACGATCGGGGGATACTACTTCCGATCGTCTGCTACTGGTGAGGTGGCCGGAAGGGCACCTCATCAAGCGACGACAAGCCTTGCGTACAAGCAGGTCTGTATGGATGAGAAACATCCCGGACCTCCGTACAATGTAGGCGGGCCGTTTTTTATGGCCCTGTTTCGTACCGTCGGCAACATCAACGGTTCTTGTCGTATACAAAGCACACAGGCCGCCAATGGCGCTGGATTGAACGCGCTCCTCAAGGAACTCGGTCGATCTTTGCGTCCTGGCGAAACCTTTCGCCGTGTATACGAGGGCGGGTTGATAGTCCGCCCTCCGGTCCGTTTCACTGTCCCATCCTCAATTGAGAAGGACACTGATTACGTTCCGGGAGTTAACCCTGATGATCTCCAGCAGCTCGGCAGTCGAGGCTATAACCGCCTACGACCAAAACCACACAAAATTAATCTCTTTCAATCTCTTTATGAGATTAGAGAGATACCAAGGATGATACGTCCGCTAGCTCAAAACCACTTTAGGAATTGGGATCGGATAAGCCGCGATTTTCGCGGCCTTGATGATCTCTCACCAAGGTGGCAGAGGGACAGCAGGCGTAGACTCTTGGATCGGATGGCCCCGAAAAGGGCTGCCGATAAGTTCTTAGAACTTAAGTTTGGGTGGGAACCGTTTATTTCCGATGTCAAGACGCTAATTGATGTTACCATCAATTATGACGACTATCTCCAATCTTTGATTAGGAGAAATGACAAGTGGAAACAACGGAAGTTTGCCGAGGATGAACTCGTTTCGTCGACCTTGGTGCACAGCCAGTCCTCTTCAGGACTTTCTGTCTCGTCATATAGTGACCCCTCTTTTGGGCCTAACTATCTGACAAGCTCCTCCATTAACGTGTATCGGGAGACCGTTACACGTATTTGGTATGAAGGAAGCTTCAAGTTCAGCTATCCCGAGTTCAATAAGATTCCACCGTCCCAGTTAGGGGCGTTGGTGATGCTGAAGCGCAAGCTTCTGCTTCACGGGCTTTACATAAGCCCGACTCTTATTTATAGAGTGATCCCATGGACATGGCTCACTGAATGGTTTCTCAACATCGGAGATAATCTCCAGGTGTTGGAGGATCAGTTGACAGAGCGTGTCGTGTCCAGGTACATGTATCTGATGCGTCATACCTATGATCGCTACAGATACGAAGTAACTTGGAATACCGTTGACGGTCAAACGCTAAAGTACGAGTCGTACGATAGCATTGAGTGTAAACGGCGCGTCCAAGCGGCAAGTCACTATGGCTTTTCTGCTGCTCCTGGGGGTTTATCTCCCATGCAGCTAGCCATCCTTGCGGCGCTTGGCCTTCAGGCCACGTAGTCGCAGGATCCGTCGTCAGCTACATCGAGAAATGCGGGTTTGCATCCGTATTTCATCGCTGACGCTAACGCTACAACTCGAAGGAGGTCTTTCCGATGCTACCCGATCCCATGTCTATCACTTTTCTCTCGACCACACATTCACTGCCTCGCGTTGAAGTATCAGGGTCTCGAACCCTGTACATGAACGCTGACGAAACGGTGACGCTTGCCGTGACCCAGTCGGTCACGAAAGCGCAACGTAAACGTCACGAGGTCAGGTTCGTGTGGTCGAAGGTGGTCGCCGATCCCATTACGTCAGTTAATGACGTGGAATCGGTAACCATAGCGCTCAGTATTGACCGCCCGAAGCATGGCTTCACGGCGGCCGATATTGATGGGTTCCTGACGGGCATCAAAAATGCCCTGACGACGACCCGCGTCACCGAGATTTATGGCGGTCAAGCCTGAATCCCGTTACGTCGCTTAGTGATCGACATTGAATCCCGTGCTGGGATCCGGTGTCGTCATGGGCTAGCGTTGCATCGGTTATCGATGACCACCTCGTAAGAGGGATCATGAAAAGCGATGCAAAAGACTATGTCGAGTTGGCGCAGCTCATCTATTTAGATGCCTGCGCCAAGTGTTCCGTGAAAGTCTCTGATTTACGTGATCTGAAAACACTTAGATCACGGGTCAAAAATGAAGGGTTCTCGTTTTTAACGATTACCCTGCCCAGTTTTGCAACCGATTTTGAACGATCGGTTGCTGATGGGTTCTGTGGCCCGAGCCGCTTCCTTAGTTTTAAGAAGCGGGGAGCAATCCCTGTATTCTTACAAGGTATGCTCGTCCACGTTTTTGACCAAGAGACAGGAAGGTTGAAAGATGATTCCCCCAATCTTTTGGAAGTCCTTGAAGGCGTGCGGCAGTTTTGCGCAGCCTTCAAGAAGATCCGGGTGCCGTGCTCCCCAGCGAGGGAAGCTGCGGCGATCAAGAGATTCATCTCGGTTGAGCAGGAACTTGAGACTTTTCAAGTGGACCCTGGAAACGTTTCAGCTTTTAAGGCTGTTTCGTTTGTGCTGTGGAGTCGCATGTTGGGTGGTTTACTACCTGATATGCTACTACCTCGGCACGGTCCCGGGGCTACAGCCGAACGTATTTCTGGAAATCAGAAATTTGTTTGGCTGAGGTGGCACGAACGCCTCGAACCCTGGTTTCCTTTTCTCGGGACAGGTTATAGCCTGTCTAGCTGTATCGCGAAATACGAATACAGCATCGGGATAGATTCCGCGTTCGAGAAGGTTGCATTCGTACCACAGGAGCAGGAGCAACCCGTTAGAGTTGTCTTTGTTCCTAAGACTCTCAAGTCACCACGAGTGATAGCTATCGAGCCTGTGTGTATGCAATATACGCAACAGGCGTTACAGAGATGGCTTTACCAGGCTATCTCTAGTAATCGACTTTCGGCTGGCCACGTGAATTTTCGTGACCAGTCAGTCAATCGATCGTTAGCTCTCTCCTCGTCTAAATCAGGTCAGTGGGCAACCATTGACCTATCAGATGCAAGTGACCGCGTTCCGCGGGATCTCGCCCTGATGATGTTCGACTCCAACCCAGATTTCAGGGATGCTGTCGATTCATGTCGATCTAGACGAGCCGAATTACCGACGGGTCAGGTTCTGACCCTTCGGAAATTCGCGTCGATGGGATCTGCTCTCTGTTTTCCTGTAGAAGCCATGTACTTTTACACTGTGTGTATAAAGGCTCTGCTTGAAGACAGAAACCTTCCTATCACACGTGCAAACGTCGCGCGTGTTGCACGTGACGTCTACGTGTATGGTGATGATATCATCGTACCGTCGACAGACACGGATGTTGTTCTCCGTAACCTGCAGCAGTACGGCTGTAGAGTGAACGTCAACAAGTCTTTCTGGACTGGAAAGTTCAGAGAGTCTTGTGGGCTAGACGCTTACAATGGACGTGAGGTAACCCCCACGTACATTCGTGAATTGCGTCCTGAGAACAAGCAGCAAGTAGACCGGATTGCTTCTTGGGTAGCTACTGCTAACTTATTCGCAAGAAGAGGTTACAGTAGAACTTCCAATTCCATGTTTGCACACGTGGAAGATCTGCTGGGGGAGCTCCCCCTGGTGGATGAACGCAGCCCCCTACTTGGTCGTATCGACCTTTATGGTTTGCGTCCGAATCGTCCATCTGGTCCGATAAGGTTCAGGCGGCGATATCAGCGTCTCGAAATGAGAGGCTGGGTCGTGACGCCCGTCTATCGCAGTGACAGTATAGACGGATACGCGGCTCTACAGGCTGCCCTATTGGGTCTGGAGAGTCGGAGGGAGGATCGCAGAGATCTCCTCTTCGACGAACCGGATCACGGGTCGTCTGTTGCTCATTCTTTCATGTTGCGATGGTTAAAGACCATCGGACGTGATATGAGCTCTTTGGAGCATTCTGCGCGGCTACATCGAGAAATGCGGGTTTGCATCCGTATTTCATCGCTG